CTATTGTCAAATTTTATTCTTCTTGTTGGAAATTTTTTACAACTCTATATAGTAAACCATCATGATCCAAATTATGGAACTCTGTACCTAGTTCATATATATCATTACCGAATTCATTTTGATCGAAACCCAGTATTTCAAAAACTTCTGCTTTACTGAGCTGTTCGCCTCTTTGATAACTAACCCACACTAGTGTCATTACACAACACATGAAAATGGCAGCGTCATTCCAAATTCCGTGTATTTCACACCAATCGGTAGTTTGTTTAAGATAATATTCAAAGTCTTCAAGTCTGTTTCCAATTTGAATCAACCACTCTTTGGTATCTTCTCTTTTCCACATATCAGACTCTAAATGATTCACCACAACCGCAACGATCCTTTTCTTTACTGTTAATAAAATCAAAACCTTCGTTAAGTCCTTGACGTTTCCAATCCATAATCATACCATCAATATATGGCAAATCTTTGGGACTTACAAAAATATTAACACCGTTGCTTTCGTATTGTATGTTCTCTGTGTTCGGTGTGTCTACGTATTCTAGTTTATAAGCAAGACCAGAGCACCCAGTAGTTCTTACACCTACTGTTATACCTACACCCTTGCCTCTGCGTTTAAGCTGTTGCTGTACTTTCTTGGCTGCTAATTCTGTTATAGTTATCATGCTTAGACTTGTAATCTGCTAGTGCTGCTTTGATAGCATCCTCTGCTAAAATACTACAGTGGATTTTTACCGGAGGAAGAGCAAGTTCTTCCGCAATTTGTGTATTCTTAATTTCACCGGCCTCTTCAAGAGTTTTACCCTGAAGCCATACTGAGACGAGCGACGACGATGCGATCGCTGAACCACAGCCGTAAGTTTTGAATTTTGCGTCCGTAATAACATTATTTTCTACCTTTATTTGAAGTTGTAGTACATCTCCACACGCCGGTGCCCCGACAAGCCCTGTGCCTACGCTAGGATCGTTTTTATCCAACTTTCCTACATTTCTTGGATTCTCATAGTGATCTAGCACTTGTCCAGAATATGCCATTTTTACTCCTAATAGTAAAAGTATTTATTATGCTTCTTCAGTTATAATTTTGTATATTTGACGCCAATTTTTTACGATTGGATAGTTACACGAGTGACTCATATTATGTCCGTGCTCGACTAAGATACTTCTAAGTCCTAATCTGTGCCCTAAATCAGAATTGGTCGGCTTATCTTCTATCCAAAATAAGTTTGAATTTTCATATTCTTCTAATGCCTCATCTTTATCTGCGCCTGTATCTAGAAATATGAATTTATCGAAGGTAAGTTCTCCAAATATTTTTTGGATATTCATTACACGTAGTTTTTGGGCATTTTTATCATTACTCAAACTAGTTATACATTGAAATCTATAACCATGTTCTTCATGTAAACGTTTTACATAATAAGCGGCATCTCTAAGTGCTGGCAAGAATCCTATTGCTGCGCTTTCATTGAATATTCTTATTAACTTTTTAGCTTCGTATTGATCTAAATCTTCGTACTGGTCATGCAAGTAATAACTATTTTTTCCATTTAGTTTGGTAATATAACCACGTTCAGACATCCAAACATGAAATGCCCATTCCCAGTCGAGGATAACTCCGTCGCAGTCTGTAAGTATGATTTTTTCCATACTTTCAGTATATATTATGTTTTTGATTATGTCAACCGCCCGCGAATACATTCGGTGAACCAGCAGCGACCGATGTACAGCCCGAAAGTCCGTCACCGACTCGACCACAACCTTTATTATTCACTTTAACTGTGCCGCTGCCTGCTGCTATTGGAGCACTATGGGCTGGACACGGACTGCCTGGTTTTTTATGAACTGTATTAACATCGCCCTGTCTACTAATAGGCTTGTTATTAGCAAATACATTTGGGGATCCTGCTGCTCTGGCCATTCCTGAACAATGTGCCACATCAGCATCGCCAATTCTAGTTACTGCTGGCATACTATGCTCCTTTTTCTTTATTTTTATAATCGTTATAATTATAATCTTTCATGAAAGCAAGAACTACTTCCAAAGGATTAAGTACTTCTTGTGTCACCGTTACACTGCCTCCGCTATAATTAATAGCATACGTTCTTATGATTGATTGTCTTTGATCTTGTTTTAAATCATATAAATTTTGTTTATCAGGAACTGCTCCTATTCCTTCCACACTTATAGGTGTGGCTGTTTTATCACTAGTGTCTGTAGGAGTAAAAGTAAAAACATCCTTAAATAAATTTTGATGTTTACCACTGATAGTAACAGTGGTTCCTGATGCGGTAACAGTTATTGGTTCATTCGGGTCTCCCACTAAAGACCCGCTTACATCTGTGATAATTTCTAAAGGATCAGGTACTATTGTTACTGTTACTGAAAAATTTGTGTTATGATTAATAGCAGGTAAAATAGATGGGCTAGCTGTTGCCATATTTTTTGTTTTCCTTGGCAATTAATTCTTGTAACCTGTGATGCCACGTATCTATTTCTTCATGCTGTTCGTGTGTATGTGGAGGATCTGGTATTTCTGGCACAAATTCAATTACATGATCAAAGTCTTCAGGGATGTCTTCAAAACGTTCAAAGTTTTGAAGTTCCCCGTCAATCATTAAAACAAACTTGTGTGTCATCTCATAAAGTCAGTTGTACTTACTGGTTGTATACCTGTTGTTTGAAATGTGTACTGCGATGCTATTTCTTTATCAGATTCGGCAATTACAATAATGAGATTTTTATTTACATTGAGTTTACTATCTGGATTTACGGTCATCATATAAGGAGCCATACCGATACCTTTTTGACTCATGGCTAACATCAACGTTTTTTCAATTTTTACTGTACTATCATCTTCAGAAACAAATTTACCAATTAGTTCTTCCCCGGATGTTAATTTAATGCTGACCACGTCGCCATCTGTGAAACTTCTTTTTTCTAATAACATATTAACCTTTCAAGTATTGTTTAAGTTCTGTAAATCCACCAACAAGTTTATCATCTAAAAATATCTGTGGAACTGTACGTGCTGTTGGCACTGCTTCTAATAAATCTTCTTTGGTATAGCCATCACCAATTTTTCGTTCTTCTATCTCAATGCCTTTGTGTGTTAGTAAAGCTTTGGCTTGATCACAAAATGGACAATTGTACTTACTCCATACTACTGCTTTCATAATGTTGGTAACTCCTCATAATCGATCGTGTCGCTCATTACACCTATAACATAGTTAGTTGATTCATTTTCCTGTAAGGCAGTTTGTTTCTTACTGGTATCACTATGCTTGTTAAACCACGGAATCGGAGTAGTTTTTGGAGCAGGCTGATGATATTTGATTCCAATTTCTTTTAAGGCTGCGACTGCAGTATAGTCAACAAAATCTTTTAAGATATTAGCGTTAAGACCAATTACTGGTCCTTTCTTGAACAGGTACTCTGCCCATGCTTTTTCCTCACGTATAACATCTTCATACATAGTGTACACTTCTGCTTCACACTCAATTTTAGCTCTAGCGAATCTTTCATCTTCTTTGACTACTGTGTTAATTAACATAGCAGTCCATTCTTTGTGTAATAATTCGTCTTGTAAAATCAAACTAATAATGTTACCGTTTCCGATAAAGATTTTGTTTTCTACCATGGCTAAACTTGTGGCAAATGATACCATGAAGCGGAATGCTTCTAAAGCATAACTGGCATTTAATGCTAACCAAATAGCCTTGACATGTTCAATTTCTGTTACATTAGCTTCGTTCAATTCTTTACGACAATTTAACCTATGCAGAAAATCATAGTATTTTCCTACACTACTAGCCATATCCACGATCTCTTGTGTATCATGAATAGTGTTAAACACTTCTTTAGGAACATTGTAAATGTTACGAATAATGTGACTGTAACTACGACTGTGAATATTAGTTTCAAAGAAACTCCAGTTGTACATAAGTGCTTCAAGTTCGGGTAAACTAACACAAGGAGTAAAAACTTGTGCGGGTCCACGACCTTGTAAACTGTCTAGAGCAGTTTGTCTTAGTAAGTTACTAGTAAAGATATGTTTAACAGAATCGCTTGCTTCTTTAAAATCCCCAGCATCTTTAGTTAAGCTAATTTCTTCAGGTACCCAAAAGAAACCACGTGCTGTTTGTTCAATCTTTTGTATCTTAGGATACTTGACTTCTTCAAATCGTTGTATTGTTACCGGACCTTCTGGGTCTAAAAACATTCTGCGATGTAGATAATCTGTCTTAGTCTGTAAGTTATATTGTGCTTTGCTCATTTATATGGTTCCAATTAATTATTTTCCATTGATTCTCTAAATATTTTTTCTTATCTGATTGATAGTCTAACGCCCAGGCATGCTCCCACCAGTCAATAAGTAAAACTATATCTTTTTTTACTTCGTGATTTGTTATTGTTTTTATTTTGCCACTTTTACTCAAATACACCCATCCACTACCTTGTATACTCATTGCTGTTTTTTCAAATTCTTTTTTGAAGTTGTCAAAACTTTTGTGGTGCTTGTTGATAAAATCTTCAATAGCACCTTCTGGTTTATTTTTATTATTAGGGACCTGATATTGTTGAAACAATATATTATGTAAGAATACTCCTGCTTCATTAAACACAGGATCGCCTTCTCCTTTGTTGTATCTTTCAGCGTAAGTCTTAGCTAACTTCTCATAGTGATAGTTAAGTGTGTTTTCGCTTATACTAGGACTTAGATCATCTTTTTTATAAGGTAAAGGTTTAATACTTAATTTTTCATTGCGGCCTTCTGCTATAAAACCTTTTATAAACTCATAACTCATCACAATTTACACGCCTCGCAATCCGCATCATCTAACAATTCTAAATCTATTTCATGAAAGCCATTCATTTTAGGTTCTCCTAAATGTTCTTGTGATTTAGATCCTGTCTTATTAATCAAACTATAATAAAAAGTTTTGATACCCCAAAAATGTGCTTGCATCAGATTCTTAGCAATTAACGTAGTAGGAACTTTTCGATCTGCCCAATGAGCAGGATTATAAAAAGTATTAGTACTAATACTTTGATCAACATAGGCGGCGAGAACGGCTGCTGTTTTTAGATAACCTGCGCAATCTTTTTGATCCCACATTAACTGATATTTGTTTTTCAATCTGTGATACTCGGGAACTACTTGTGTAAACGAACCTGCCTTACTTTCCTTAACACTGATCAAGCTCATAGGCATCTCAATACCATTCGTGCTGTTTATAACAACACTGCTACTTTCAACAGGAGCAATGGCCATTAGCGTAGCGTTGCGAACACCGTGCTGTTTCATTTCAGCACGTAGAGATTCCCAATCCAATTCAGGATCGAAGTTTGTTAGAGAATTTACACCTTCTGCTCGTAGTTCCCAAGGAAAAATACCTTGACCATATCTTGTGTGGTCACTGTCTTTACACTTGCCTCTTTCTTTGGCCAGTTCAACAGTGGCTTCTGTTAGGTAGTAAGCCTGATGCTCGATCCAGGATTTAACCTCTCCCAGCGCATCGGCTTCTCCGTATTTAAGACCACGTTTAGCATGCCAATAAGCAAGATTAGTAACACCAATACCCAAAGGTTGAATTTCGTCATTACTTAGTTTACTCTGAATTGATAAGAAATCTTGATAGTCCAATATGTTACATAGACTACGTTGTAAAATGCGACAAGCACGTCGCATATCTTCTGGATTACGAAAGGCACCCCAGTTGATGCTTCCCAATGTACATAGTGCGATTCTGCCTTCATCATCATCTAATCTTTTAAATGGTTTAGTAGGTAATAGTATTTCGCAGCAAAGATTACTTTGATAGATAGTATGATATTCAGGATCAAATGGTCCTTGGTTCATCACATTGTCAATAAACACAAGATAGATACGTCCTGTATCTGTACGCTCTTTTAGA